AATTGGCGATGCAATATCTCCGGATGAAACCAATGAAAATGATATGTCATTGTTTGATGACGCTACTTGCAACATGTCCGAAGCTGGTGAAAGCTGTCCAGTTCACGGTGTAGAAGAATGTTGGGGGTCTGACGAAGCTAGCCCATTGGCAGGCCAATACGGACACAGTGGTAAAATGAAAGAGGTTGGAAAAGAAACATCATTCTTAGATCGCCTAAAAGAACTTTCCGGAATGATCCGCCACTAATATAACAATTAGAACAATTGCGTCATAAATATACTTGACGCTAAGAAATTAAGCGTGTACACTACACAAGTGAATACGCTTTTTTCTTTTGTATCACAGGCAACTTAACCTTATTGGTAGTAAACACTGACAGCAGAGTGTATAATCAGCTGTAAGGCAACTATTTAAATCATGTATTTAAATCAACATTTTAATCAACTTAGAAAGGCAACATAAAATGGCTAGCTTATCAGAAATTCGTGCCCGTTTAGCGGCATCAGAAAATAAACAAGGTGGACAATCACAATTTAGCGGTGATAATGCAATTTATCCACATTGGTCCATGGATGAAGGTTCTTCAGCAACATTACGATTCCTTCCAGATGGAAACACAAAAAATACATTCTTTTGGGCAGAGCGAGCACAAATTCGACTCCCGTTCAATGGCATCAAAGGCGAACTAGACTCTAAACAAGTTATTGTGCCTGTACCGTGCGTAGAAATGTATGGCGACGTCTGCCCAGTGCTTACTGAAGTACGTACTTGGTTCAAAGATAAATCTCTAGAAGAAATGGGTCGTAAGTATTGGAAAAAACGTAGTTATATTTTCCAAGGCTTTGTTCGCGAGAACCCAATCGGTGACGACAAGGCTCCTGCAAACCCAATCCGTCGTTTCATTATTGGTCCTCAAATCTTCACACTAATCAAAGGTGCGTTGATGGATCCAGAATTGGAAGAATTGCCAACAGACTTACTCCGTGGCTTGGACTTCCGCATCAGTAAAACAGCCAAAGGTGGCTTTGCTGACTACTCTAGTAGCAAGTGGGCTCGTAAAGAATCTGCACTCACAGAAGCTGAACAGGCAGCAATTGCCGAACACGGTTTGTTTGACCTAAGCACATTTATGCCTAAGAAACCAGGCGAAGTTGAGCTCAAGGTTATTAAAGAAATGTTCGAAGCAAGTGTTGACGGACAAAGCTATGACACCGAGCGTTGGGGTCAGTACTATCGCCCAGCAGGTGTTAATGCCCCAGCAGGAGCATCAACTGAGTCGGCACCACCCGCTGTTGATACTCCAGTAGCAACTTCAGTAGCAAGCGAGTTTGATGATGAGCCAGTGGTAGCAAGTGCGCCAGTAGAAGCTAAACCTTCGACTGACAAAGCACAGGACATTCTGGCTATGATTCGCGCCCGTCAAAAGCAGTAAGCAACCAGATAACGCATAATTTTAAATTATGCGTTATCATTATATCTCTATATGTTAATATTTTATAATAACTTTTTTAGTGCATGTCCTGATATTTTGTTTGATAACGAACAAAATAAAGGATATCTACTAATACAAAAATGTGGCACACAGAGTCTTTTAAATTTAACAAAAACTCAACCGCACCGATTTAGTGCTATAACCATTGATAAATTGTGTATAACAGAGGTTATAGTTTTTATAAGAGATCCAATTGAAAGATTTTTCAGCGGATTAGAAACGCAAATGAATCTGTATCAATTTGATGCTACTGCTATTGACAAGTTAATTAATCGAGATAATTTTATTCCTATAATTGATTCTCATACTATTCCTCAATTTTGGTTTTTACTGAGATCAGGACTTGAAAACAATATAAGATTTACTTTTAAAGATATTTCTACACTACATGAAGTTGATCCAACTATTTTAAACTTAAATCGTAATAGCAAAAATAAATTTAATCTGACAGATTCTACTAGGAATAAAGTAAGCCATTTCTTTACCGAAGACATAGTTATGTATAACCAATTTTTAAACACTACTACTACATTGGATGTTATAATCAATGCTATTAAACAAGAAAAAGATTTTATCAGTGATATAGAGCAATATAAAAAAGTAATAAATTATCTATTTTAAAGGAAAGAATAATGGCAAAACCATTTGACGTATCAAAGTTCCGCAAGGACATCACCAAAAGTATCGACGGTTTAAGCATTGGATTTAATGATCCGACAGATTGGATTTCAACAGGCAACTTTGCCTTGAACTATCTTATCAGCGGAGACTTTAATCGAGGTATTCCACTGGGCAAGATTACTGTGTTTGCCGGCGAATCAGGTGCAGGTAAATCCTACATTTGCTCCGGCAACATTGTTAAGAACGCACAGGAACAAGGCATCTTTGTTATCTTAGTTGATACAGAGAACGCACTGGATGAAAAGTGGTTGCATGACTTAGGGGTAGATACTACTCCAGAAAAGTTACTTAAATTAAATATGTCAATGATTGACGACGTAGCCAAGGCTATTAGTACATTTATGATTGACTACAAAGCATTACCCGATGGTGAGCGCATGAAGGTACTATGGGTAATTGACTCGCTAGGTATGTTGTTAACACCAACTGACGTAAATCAATTCGAAGCAGGCGATATGAAGGGTGACATGGGACGTAAACCTAAAGCACTTACATCATTGGTTCGTAATTCAGTTAATATGTTCGGCGGTTACAATGTAGGCTTGGTTGCTACTAACCACACCTACGCTAGCCAAGACATGTTTGATCCAGATGATAAAATTAGTGGTGGTCAAGGCTTTATCTATGCATCAAGTATTGTTGTTGCTATGAAGAAAATGAAACTCAAAGAAGACGAAGACGGCAATAAGATTTCAGATGTTATGGGTATCCGTGCCGGTTGCAAAGTAATGAAAACACGCTATGCAAAACCCTTTGAAGGTATGCAGGTTAAGATTCCATATGAAACTGGTATGAACCCTTACAGTGGTCTAACTGATCTAGCTGAGAAAAAAGGTATTCTGAAGAAAGACGGTAATCGCTTAATGTTTGTTACTAGCGATGGCGAAATTATCAAACAATTCCGCAAAGCCTGGGAATCAAACGAAGACGGATGTCTTGACAAGGTAATGTTAGATTTCGCAAATCAACGCGAAACGGTAAGTACTGAAGACACAGCCCCGGAGGAATAATAATGTCAGTAGAATTAGCAAAAGAAATTTGGTCAGAACTCAAGCGATATGTTAACACTGTAGATCGTGACGAAGCGGCAGAAACAGTAGTTAGTGTGTTAATTGACAATGACGTCGCCGCCGACGAAATCAAAGATACGTTTAAGGGCGACAGCGAAATTAAACGTGCATTGACTAGTTATCTTAAGGATCATGAAGATGAGCACGAAGATGATGAAGATCTCCATGACGACGATGACGAGGACGACGACTATTAATGTGGTATAGTAAAGTTGTAGCCGATCTCGGTAATATTCCTGATTTTATTTCTCACTATGAACAAGAACTTGAGGAAGCCAAACGTGACTGTAAAGTTGGCGGACTAATTGAGAAAAATATTACTGCATTACCAGGAATAACCGAGCATAGGTTTAATCAGCTACAAGAAATTGAAGCGGTTTTGAACTATCTTAATATACAGTTACGAAAAATACGCCGACGGCATTTTCAGAAGTATTTAGAAGGGTATGCCAGGGCGTTAACTAGTCGTGATGCAGAAAAGTATGTTGATGGCGAAGACGAAGTTATTGATTTTGAAACATTGATCAACGAAGTTGCACTACTACGCAATCGGTTTTTGGGTATCCTTAAGGGCATGGAAAGTAAAAACTTTATGCTAGGACATATTGTTAGATTACGAGCGGCCGGCATGGAAGACATACAGGTATAATAAGGTTGCGATAGAGCAAGAACCTCACGGTTATTTTATATTTTAAATATTTAATCATTATCTGGGTAGATAAATATCTATTCCAGGAGAATTATAATGACACCGATTCCAGTTTTTGTTGGCTACGATCCCCGCGAAGCCATAGCATACCATGTATGTGCCAACAGCATCATTCGACATGCTAGCCGACCGGTTGCTATCATTCCTCTTGCGCTTAATTTATTCCAAGATTACACAGAAACACATACAGATGGCAGCAACCAGTTTATATACTCACGATTTTTAGTCCCACACCTAATGAGCTTTACGGGCTGGGCAATCTTTGTTGACGGTGATATGATTGTGCGTGACGATATTGTAAAACTTTGGGAATTGCGGGAGCAAGATAAAGATGTAATGGTAGTTAAACACGATTACAAAACAAAGATGGCAGAGAAATATCTTGGCGCCAAAAACGAAAACTATCCTCGCAAGAATTGGTCCAGCGTGATGTTATGGAACTGCGCCAACCATCCTAATCGTCGGTTAACGCCCGAATTCATCGAACAATCTACCGGAGCCGAATTACACAGATTCTCCTGGATTGCCGACGAACGCATTGGTGAGTTACCCAAAGAATGGAACTGGTTGCCCGACGAGTACGGTGAGAATCCCGATGCTAAACTATTACATTACACATTAGGAACACCTTGTTTTCATGAGTTTGCCACAACAGCACAGGCCAGTGGGTGGCACCAAGAAAAATTATTAACTGAGTACTGTTTGCAGAAAGAAGTTAAATGATATTACCGGTGGCACTAGTTGATCGTTGGCCAGCTGATGAATACAAGCAACAACACTCCATAATTGAATCTGCTCTTAAACATAGTGTGGCGGATTTATTAAGACTTCGTAATGAAGTTAAGATTCTAAAAAAACTTGAACAACAGTGGAGTTTAGGTCCTATACCAGAAGAATTTCTAACTAAAGAAATTAGAAACTTTGTTAAACGTCAAGGTGGAGACACCCTAGGAGAAGAGTTTATTCAGTATATTATAAGTCGAGATGCAGAATTTGATCGTTGTTTAAAATTTTCAGACTATCCTGCTATGATTATGGCTGCATATCCGGACAGCAGATTTGTAAGTAAAGATAGATTTTGGGCTGAATCTGCTGA